TTTTGGGGGCTTGTAGCACATTATAAACTAACTATCAAAGGTATGGACAAAGTATTAGAGGATTTATGGGAAATAGTTTTGTTTTTTCTCGCTTTAATTTCTGGAATTTTCAAACTCATTTTTTCGGGGATCTTTTTGTTTTTATTCTTCTTAATCCCAGTTGCTATTGTTATGTGGGCATTCGGTGTAGTATTTTAGGCAGGATTTAAGGGGGCTTTCACCAGCCTCCTTTTTTCTTGACAAACATTTTTATTTTTGCTATATTGATAGTGCAGACAATGACTGCCTAAACATTGAGACAGGAAAAATATAAAAACAATACATTAAGCTGTGAATAGCATTTAAAGCCAAAAACGGCGGAAGAGATTTTTTGAAGATGTGTTGTGAAAATTTTATATTTTTGCAACCTGTCTTTAGGGAATCTCTTTTTTGTTGATTAGGGCCAATAACGACTCGACCCGTTAAAGGTCCTAACTAGCAAGAAAGCTAAAACTGTGACCCACGCCAGGGTAGGCTACTGTGAGCAGATAACTAGACAGGAAATACCCCTCAACTCATTCCAAAAGAATGACCGTTCATTGAAAACAAAAAAATCCTTCAACTTATAACAAATAGGTTGGGCTAGTTAGCAAGGGCTTGTGGGATACTATATAACGTTGCACATACTCTAGTTATTCTTTGGATTTAGATTGCAGAAAAGGGGGTCTTAGGAATAGTATAATTATATAGTATGCGTCAAAAATAAAAGATAGCTAACATTAAATAAAAAATAATATGAAAAAAGAATGGGAAACTTGCAAAGATGAAACGGTATTGGTGAGGGTATTAAAAAAGGACTGGGAAAAAATAAAAGAGATTCAAAAATTACGTGGAGGAGAAAAAACGCTGATGACGACGTTGCATAATATTTTAAAAACTGAAAACTAAATTATGTAAACAATAAAAAGTGAAACAACAATACAATGCAAAAAGTGTGGCGGTATGTTGATGTTGTGCGAACATAAAACGATAACAGAAAAGATGTTAGAGCAGAAAGAATATTACAAAACTTGGTTTCAATGCAAAAACTGTAAAAGACTATTTATGCATATGGACGGTTGTGAAGTAGTTATAAACAAAGAAAATGATAAACTTCAAAGGGCATTGTATTCACTAAAAAAGAAAGAAAAAGAAGTGAAAAAGTTAAATGAATATATTGAAATGTGCAAAAGGGAAGTTGTAAATAATAAAAGAAAGAGAATTTTTAAAAAATAAACAAAGGGTATGAAACTAACAAACAAAGAACAAAAAATGCTAGACAGTAAAGATATAAGAATGCAGATTATATTAGAATACTGGAAGCATAAAGGTATTGATCCCGACAACGACGACCAATACAATGCTATTTTAAAAAGGGAATTGCGACCAGCCGGAAACTTAAAGGGCTACCAATTGGAAAAAATAAAAGGTTGCTTTAAGCATTTAGACGGTCAGAAGTATTTGACAAAATGGACACTCGAAACTGTATTTAAATTTATAGATGAATTTGAAAAAACAGATAAACCAATTGATACTAGGGAATATTTAAAAAGAATGTATGGTTAAACACCTAATAAAAACGCCTATTTTAGAACATTTGACAAGTTTAAAAATATGCTATATAATGTAATAGTAAGAAGCTACAAAGCAAGGGCAACATCCAATAAGGAGATAGCACCTACCAAGTGGCAATCCCCTCGGGGATATCTTACTTAAACATTAAAGGTAATAATATGAAAAAAAACACTATGCTTATTTGCCCTAATTGCGGAAGTTCAAACATTATTGAAGAGGAAATGGAAATCGTGATTGATTACAACGACCCTAGACAATACAACGGACACGGTCAAAGAACAGAGGTCGAGATTGTGGAAGTATGTGGTGATTGCGGATTTAATCCAATGAATTAAAAAATATGCACATTCCAGTTCACAAAGTAAAAGGATTAACAGTTGGTGACTTTTGCCCAACACTGAATGATTACGGAGTTAAGTGCAACGGAGAGCTTATCCGCCAAGAATTAGAGGGAGGTTGGCGGTTAGAATGCCCAGTGTGTGGTTATCAAGGGGATTATGTTCTTAATCCAGACGAAGACTAAAAAACTAAAATAAAAAAGTATGGAAAAAGATTTAATGAATTTTAAAAAGAAAGAAGTGGCTTATCGGGACGGTGATTGGATTTATTGGGCGGTAATTTTTGTCGGTATGTTCGGAATAATGAGTTTGTGGTGGTTTGATATAACTTTATAAATAAATTAATAGTATGGAAAACACTTTTTCAGAATTAAGCAAGATCGATTGTAAGGAGTATTTGGAGGAAAGAAATGGTTTAACTTATCTATCCTGGGCTTGGGCTTGGGGATTGATCAACAAGTATTGTCCTGATGTTAATTATCAGGTGGACCTGTATGACGGTAAACCATATTTATTTGATGAAAATCTAGGATATATCGTAAGCACAAAGGTCACGATTGGTGGGAAGACAATCCCTATGAATTTGCCAGTTTTAGACGGGGCCAACAAAGCAATGAAAAATGTTCCTTGGCAGTATGATAAAAAAGACTATAAAACAAATAGCTATGTTAAAGTTACTTGTCACCCAGCTACAATGTTTGACATTAACAAAACTATTATGCGTTGTTTGGTGAAAAATTTAGCGATGTTCGGATTGGGACATTATATTTATGCTGGTGAAGATATGCCAGAGATTGAAGACAAAGAAAAAGATAGTCCAAAAGTTCCTGCTGGATTTGAAAGCCCTTGGAAGACCTGCCCTATTTGTGGAAAAGAACATAATGAGCCACGCCAAAGATGTAAAGAGTGCTTTGCAAAAGGTTTAACTTTTTAATAATTTAATTTTACGATTATGACAAAACAATTATTCGTTCGCTATTATGTGGAAGTAGAAAAAGAAGTTGAGATTGAATTACCTGATGGCATTGACAGTTTTGACGATTTAGACAAAGACGAACAAAGCGAATTATTAGCAAACGCTGACCCAACTGGTGAAACGGAAGTCGGCAGACAAACGATTACTTTAATTCAAGAAATTTAAAAATTATGGAAAATATTATCAACGAAACAAAAAACTATTTGGCAGTGATTGGCGATAAAGTAAAGAATATTGAAATTACAGATATTCAAGGTTTAGAGCAAGCACAAGAAATCCTTTCTTATAATAAAATTATTGGCAAGGAAATCAAAGAGAAAAAAGAGGCTATTACAAAACCATTGAATGAAAGCTTGAAAGAAGTTCGTGCGTTGTTTAATCCCGTTGAAGAGCAATTGGAACACACCGAAAGCGTGGTTAAAATGGCAATGCTGGAATTCAAACGCAAGCTTGACGAAGAGCGTAAAGCCGAAGTTTTAAAAATGCAGGAAAGCGATGAGCAAGAACCGAGCGTTGAAATTGTTGAAAAGGTCAAAGCTATGGAAACAATCAAGACACGAAAAACACCACGACTAAAAATTATTGATATTGAAAAAATTCCTGACGATTTTTGGTTGCCAAATGAAGATTTGATTTTGGCGACATTAAAAAACGGGATAGTCGTTGGCGGATGTGAGTTGATCTATGAGGAAACTGTTATAAATAATTATTAAGTTTATGATGATTGCAATTCTTGTTATTCTGGTCTTAATTCTTTTAAATCAAATAAAACTATGACAACTCCGGCCCTCAAAAAGGCAATATCCAAATGGAGAGCCAAAAACAAGAAAAAGGTTAAAGAAATGTCTAAAAAATGGAAAGAAAACAACGACTGGAAAGGATATTATCAGAAATGGCTAGAAAAGAACCCCGATTACCATAAAAATTATTATAAATCTAAAAAACAAAAGTATGAAAACATCAAATTGCGAAAAAGTTAAACGTGATTTAGAAGGATTAACAAAATTCACCGCTATCACTACAAGGGATTTATCAAGCAGGCTTGGAATTTGTCCGCAGGATATTCGTGGGGCGGTAAATGAGTTGCGGATCAAAGGTTTCCCAATTTGCGTTGGTCCAAACGGATACTACTGGGAAACAAAAAGAGCAGAAGTTTTAAGATACGCTGATAGATTGGCACTAAAAGCAAAAGGAATTATGTTAGCAGTGAATGGCTTGAAAAAAGTTAATAAATTAAAAAAATAATATGGAAAGAATTAACGATTTTAGTCAATTAAAGAAAGGTGATTTATGTAGTTTCAGTGCTAATTCTTACGGGGTTATTAAGAATTTTGTTGATGTTTTTACTCAGATTGATGATGATAGTGATGTTAGGTTTGAAGGTGGTTATTTTGAGGAAGACACTATCAAAGCCCTATACCGACTAGAAAAAGCTGATAATAGAATTATTGTTGGAGATGTGTGGGCTGGTAAAAATGATAACAACGAAGTTGAAATCATTGGTTTGGATACTGACAATGTTTGTTATTTGCAAAAAAGTGGATATGTTGATTCTTGGAGCAGAGCAAATTTCAAAAACCATTATCACAAAAAAACTAACGCCCCCACCGAAGTAGAAGAGGCAATAAAGGTCTTGGAAGATGCTGGTAGAATTAAGAATGGTAAAATAATTGAATAAATATTATGTTTGAGAAAGCCAGATTCAAATTTTATTTTGGGCATCTTTTACAATATAGTATTTGTGAAGTTGATTGGTATGGAGAAAAGGAAACAATGAAAATAATAAAAAACCATGTCGCTGAATTTAAAGGTTTGTTGTGTGAAGTTGTTTTCAAAGGGGAAACGATTTATAAACATATTTATATAAAAAGCACCTTAATAAAATAATTGAATAAATATGACAGACGATGAAAAAACAAGTCTTGCTATTTTGTTATTCTTTGCTTGTGTTGTAGGTATAGTTTTTGAAGGAGTTAACTCTGATTTGAAAATGCCGTGTGAAGGCTTTGAAAACAGGACAGCAACTGATATTCCAGCTAGATGTTATGAGTATTATCAAATAAAATAATTGAATATGTATAAAAACTTTTTGGCAGCTACAGTCTCTATTGTTATTGTTCTTTTTTCGGCTTATGCAATGTCTTATTGGATAGATAACGACGGCACCCTTTTCTATTTTATGTTATGCGTTCTGCTTGCTCTTTTGTCTTTTGGTTCAATATTATTTGCAACTCTGGCAGCGATTGACTATTTTACTAATTAAATTAAAAAAATAATATGGAGTTTTGTAAAAAAATTTGGAACGCATATAAAATCGGAAAATATATTATTGACAACTTAACCGAACTAGAAGATTTTGAGATTGAAAATATGCAAAAACGTAGTTATTTTTGTGCAGAGTTTTTATCTACTATTCACAAATTCAGTTATTGTGATAAAAATGTTTGGACAATGATTTCAAAAATGAAATAAACAATTATGGAATACATTATAGGAGCATTGCTCGGACTTAATATCCAGTTTGAAGTGATAACCGCTGATGTGACACAATATTCAAAAGCGGAAACCTGCCCTAATGCTCAATGTATCACAGCGAGTGGTAGAAAAATAACCAATGCAGATGATGATGTTATGGCTTGCCCCCGAAAATACAAACTTGGTTCTAGGGTGATAATGGACGGTAAAGAATATATCTGTGAAGACAGGACGGCAAAACGATATGACGGGCGGTTTGACGTCTGGGTGGATGATTATCAAAAAGCGTTGGATTGGGGTAAAAAAAGCAAAACTTTACTCATAATAAATTATAATGAGTAAGGAGTGGACAGATAATTTACTAATAATAAAAATTATGAAAATTTACAAAACGCAAGCAGAAGTAGAAAAAGACATTGTTGACGGTGTCTTAAATTGTAAAGATGAAGATGTGAAATTCGAGTGCGATATTAACATTAGTGCTAGTATTGTCAACGCTCGGGATATCAAAGCTTGGAATATCAAAGTTTGGAATATCAAAGCTTGGAATATCAACGCTTTGGATATCACCGCTTTGGATATCAACGCTGGGAATATCACCGCTAGGAATATCAACGTTTGGAATATCAGATATTATGCGTTTTGTGTTGTATATAATTCAATCAAATGCATCAGTATTAAGGCGATAAGGGGAAAATATATTGGGCCAATTTGTCTTGACGGTCAATTAACAATCGTTAACAGTCAAAAATCAGAAATGATTAAAAAGGCTGATGAGTTAATTGCGAAAGCGAACGAATTAAAAAATGAAGCTGAAAAATTATGAACAATCCAAAATTCCGAGTTTATGATAAAAAGAAAAAAGAATGGTTATTGGGATATAAAGAGTTAGGTGGCTTTTCTTTAGTCGGAGAAATTATGTTATTTGAGGAGTGGTCCAATGTTCTTAAAGAACGAATGGAGTGGTTGAATGAGTTGGACATAATGCAAAGCACGGGGTTGTTTGATGAGAATGGAAAGGAAATTTTTGAGGGTGATGTGTTGAATTTTAAACGTGGAAACTGGAACAAAGGTATTTATTGCGTTTTTTGGGAAGAACAATATGCTGGTTTTAACCCGTTTTGTGATTATAGCGATGAATATTCAGTTTGGCACTACCCAAAAGATTGTGAAATTATCGGAAACATTTGGGATAATCAAGAATTATTAAATAAATAAAAAACATTATGAGATTATCTATTGAGGTTAAAGAATGGTATAATTTAGGTAATAATGAAGTGGCTTATATAGGAACAATGGGCGAGTTGTTGTGGTGTCGTGAATTGCCTGGGTGGTATGAGCGTATGGCGGAAATGAAAGATAATATAAAAGAGTCTAAAGTGGAAAAAGAGCTTAAGAAATTGATTGAAAAGAAAAAACAAAATAAATAAAAAACATTATGCTAACACAATTATTTGTAGTTATATTTTATACAATGGCTATTATTGCTGGAAAATTTGATATTCTTTATGCCTTTTTACTTCTTTTTATTTTTTTTGAGGTGAGTAAGTTAAATAAATAAATACAAACATTATGAGAAAAATACCGCACGTTTTCAATTGTTTAGATGTTGAATTGGTTGAACAAAAAATTACAGACATAATTGTTTTCTCTAAAAAAACATTCATTGATATTGAAAAATCGCAAGAAAGGTTAGACCTTCTTGTTTGTCAAAAAGTGCAAGAGGCACTTAAAAGAAGTGTATCCCGTAAGAATAATGATTTATTTATAAAAAAACTAATATGCAAATAAGTCTACCAGTAAACATAGAAAGCATAGCCACAAGGTCGGATAATACGATCAAAATTGTTATAGCAACGCAGGATTTGCCACCAAACGAAGCCTCAATTCTTTTTCAGTTAAAAGGAAAACTCGGATATATGGCTTTCAGTGATGAATATGTCAACGAAGTGCCTGCCAACTTGCCTAAACCACCACGAATTGAAGGAAAAACTCCAGGGCAAAGGTTGAGAAGTATAATTTTTTTGAACTGGGAACAAAACACCGATAAAAGCAAACCATTTGAAAACTATTACAATGAACAAATGGAACGTATAATTGAGCGATGTAAAGATAATCTAAAATAATTTGCATTTTGAATATTAAAGTGCTAAAATTAAAACAATAAATATAAAAAAATGAAAGACGAGCATTATAAAAAAAGACTGATGGCTAAAAGTTTGAAAGGCGTTATCAAAGACGCTGACACTTGGTTCAGTAGATATATTCGTGCCTATTGGGCTGATGATAATGGAATGGTAAAATGTTGCACTTGTGGTGGATTACATAAAATGAATGATATTGATAACGGGCATTTTGTCCGCAGAGATGTTCTCACTTTACGGTGGGAATTTTTTAATTGCCATCCGCAATGCACCAGATGCAACCAGTATCTTGATGGTTCGGAAGCTGAGCATTTACTTTATATAGAAAAAGAACACGGCAGAGACGTGGTAGATGAATTGATGGCTTCAAAAAGGGCTTGGAAATCTAAAATATATAAGCCCAATAAGGAACGTTTGATTGATAAAATTGTTAATTGGAAAAATGAAGTTAAAAGACTCAAAAAAGAAAAAAATATATTATGAAAAAGCAAAAGTGGATTAGTATTAAAATGAAAGACGGCACAATCGAACCAGTGGATTACGGTTGGCAAGTAGCGTCTTATTTAGATAATATTATTTTAACCAGAATTAAAGACGGGAAGACAAAAGAAATTAAGTTAGCAGACGTTAAAGAAATAATTCATTATACAAAATAAAATGAAAATTAAAACAATCTATTTTACAATGTTTAAGGCTGAAAAGAAAAACGAAGCTAGTCCTGATTGGAGATTGATGGCAAAAACAGAAGATGATAAGTTTATAGAAATTGGGGCTATATGGAACAAGGAAGGCAAGAATGCAAAATATGGAAGCGGAAAATTAAGCAAGGGATTGGAGATTGTCGGTGAAGTTGAGGAATATCAACCTAAAACAGTTGAAGTCAGCGAAAAGGAGTTAGACGACATTCCTTTTTAGACAAACATCTTTAAGAGTGGTAAAATAAAAATGAAACTAAAAACCAGTTATTACCTTTGTATGTGTTTATTACTGGAACTCCCCAAAAAGAATAAATTCAAATTGCGAAACATTATAAGGGAATATCTTGAAAAGTTATACGGCATAGAAATCAAAAAAGACCTACTCGGTGAAAAGTATGGCTCGGCTATGTTCTATAATTATTATAACTGGTGTAAATTTTTAAAAGAAAATGATTTTGATCAAATAGAGGAAAGAATAAATAAAGAAAAAAAACAATATGATAAACATTGATTTGGATAAAATAAAACCGTATAAAAACAACGCTAAAAAACATACGGCGGAGCAAATTAAAAAGGTATCCGAAAGCATTAAGAGGTTTGGATTTGTTCAGCCTATAGTTATAGACAAAAACAATGAGATTATTATAGGGCATTGTAGATATGAAGCTAGTAAGGTTTTAGGATTAAAAGTCGTGCCTTGCATTATGGTTGATAAATTATCAGATGAAGAGATTAAGGCTTTACGCTTAGCTGATAACAAATTAAATGAGAGTGAATGGGATATGGGTTTAGTTTTAGAAGAGCTTGAAGACTTGGATATTGGTTTAGTTGAATTAACCGGATTTGATGTTGATGAATTAAGCGATATTAACTTTGATGATATTGAAAGCAATGAGAACAGGGAGAAAAAATACAAAGATCAAACAGTAACTTGCCCAGGTTGCGGAAATAATTTTATTATAAAAATATAATATGGCAATTCCTTATATGGGTGGAAAAAGAGTTTCCTCTGGAATGATTTACCAAGCGATTAAAAATCTAAATCAAGACGAGGAGGTTTTTGTTGATTTATTTTGTGGTGGTTTTTCAGTATCAGAATATTTTTTAAAAAATGGCTGGAAAGTAATTTCGAATGATAAAAACAAATATGTCATTGCGTTATTAAAAGAAGTTATTTTTAATGGATTGGATGAAAAAAAGGTTTTAGAATTTGTATCAAGAGAAACTTTCTATGATATAATAAAAAATCCAACAAAGTATGATGATTGGTATGTTGGTTACGTTCAGTGTGTTTGGAGTTTTGGGAACAGTCAGAAAAGCTATTTGTTCGGGAAAGAGGTAGAGCAAGTTAAACTAGCTGGACACGAAATTGTTGTAAACAAAAACTGTGATTTAATAAAAAAACTAATTCCTGATATTCCTCAAAAATATCTAGACGGTATAATGAAACAAGACAATTGGCACAAGAGAAGAATGGCTTTAGTATTGGTTGCAAACAGGCTAGGGAATAGAACATTAGAACTAGAGCAACTAGAGCGACTACAGCGACTACAGCGACTACAGCAACTAGAGCGACTACAGCGACTACAGCGACTACAGCAACTAGAGCAACTAGAGATTACAAATAAAGACTATAGGGAAGTGGTAATTCCAGAAAAGGCAATTGTGTATTGCGATCCACCATACCAGGGAACGGCAACCTATGCGGAGGGTGGGTTCAACCATTTGGAATTTTGGGATTGGGTAAGAGAGAAATCAAAGACAAACAAGATTTATATTTCAGAATATAACGCACCAGAGGATTTTAAAATAGTTTTGAAGTTTAGTAGAAACTCAACATTGTCAGGCGGTAATAATAAAGGACAGCCAGATGAATGTTTGTTTACAATTATTTAAAAATAATTTATGGCAAAATTAAATGAATATGGAATGCGAGCACAAAGCAAATTAACACCAGAAAGTGTCAAAAAAATAGAAGAGGCTTGTGCGATTGGATGTAGCATCGCTGAAATCTGTTATTATGCTGATATTAGCAAGGAAACTTATTATAATTGGATTGAAGAATTTCCTAAATTAAAAGAGAAATTTGACCGATTGCGACAAAGACCAGTGCTAATGGCTAGACAAGAGGTTGTTAAGGGGTTGGTGGGCAATCCAGAATTCTCTTTAAAGGTTTTGGAAAGAATTAAAAATGATGAATTTAGTTTGCGGTCAGCAGTGGATGTTAAAGCAGAAATCAAATCGATAAATAAAGAAGACGAACAAAAAGCCAGTGATGCTATTGATATATTTTTAAATGGAAACAAATAAAATAAAAGACATATTGCAAAAAGGCACGCCCCAAGAAAAGAGGGCGTTGTTTCAGTTTACAATCACTGACACGGCTGATAAAATTAAGTTAAAGTTTAATTTATGGGCAAGATATTTTTTCACAAAGTATTTTTCCAGTAAGGACGCTGGATTTCATTCCAGAATAGACAACGAAAATATTAGAGCCTATAAGGGGGAAATAAGGTCTTTTACAAACATAGCATTTCGTGGGGCCGCTAAAACAGCGAGAACAAAACTATTTATGGCGTTTTGTATTTTAAATGATACAGACAAGGCAAGAAAATACATTAAAGTTTTAACCCACGACACGACAAATGGAAAACAAATCACCACTGATGTTTATAATATGTTAGTCAATGAAAGAGTGGCTGAGATGTATCCGGAAACATTTGAAAAAACAAAGAACAAGCGAGAGGAAACGATGTCCTCATTTACAACGGCAACAGGAGTAAAGATGATAAGCGACACTGTGGGAACTGATCAACGTGGAGCAATCCAAGAAGCAGCAAGACCAGACTTAATCTGGTTTGAAGATTTTGAAAACAGAACAACCTTAAGGAGTGCAAGAAAGACTTTGTCAATCTGGGATAATATGGAGGAAGCTAGAACTGGTTTAAGCGTTAACGGCGTTTCGATATATACTTGCAATTATATTAGCGAGCAGGGAAACGTTCATAAACTAGTAGAAAAGAAAAGTGAAAAAGACGTTGTATTGATAATCCCGATAATTAACGATAAGGGAGAACTTGCTTGGCCTGATAGATATACCAAAGAAGACATCGAACTAATGAGAACAAGTGATGACGACTTTGAGGGAGAGAGGTTATGCAAACCAAGTGCTAGTAGGGATGTGTTATTTGACAGAGAAAGGTTGGAGGCAATGCAAGCCATAGAACCAGTGCGAGTTTCAGCTGGACTAAAGATTTTTAAAGAATTTAATCCAAGTCATAGGTATGGTAGCGGACACGATGTCGCAGGTGGAGTGGGATTGGATAGCTCGACAAGTGTATTCATAGATTTTGACACAATCCCTGCGCAAGTAGTAGCGACGTTCGCTAACAACACAATCAAACCAGAAGTATTCGGTGATGAGATTTATAGGGAATTAGAAATATTCGGGCAACCTATTTGTGGAGTGGAAAGAAACTACGGCACTGAAACAATTTTAAGACTTAAACAGCTCGGAGCGAATTTATATAAAACTATAAGGAATGAAGTAAAGATAAACAAAGAAGACGAAACTGAGTATGGCTGGAAAACAACAAGTCTGAGTAAACCAAAAATGTTGTTTGGACTAGCCAAAGCAATTGAAGACGGGTTATTAGTTTTGAATGATAAGAATTTAATCAATGAAATTAAGGGGTATACCAGAGATGATTTATTAACAAGTGAGAAAGACCCACGATTGATTACAAGACATTTTGACTTATTGATAGCGTGTGCGATAGCCTGGCAAATGAAAGACCACGCTGAAATTAAGGAGGAATTAGACTTTAGTTTCTTAGATGACGGTCCTTTATATACTGACATAGGAATATAAAATATGAATAAAACCACGATTGAGAAAATTGCAAATCAAGCCATAAATGAAATGTCCTTTGCCCGACTTTACAAGCAGGGGAAAGTTTCAAACTGGCAAAAGAACGAAGCCTTGTATTATGGTAACAAAGAGACATCAACAGAATCACGATCAAATGTTGATTTATCTAGAATGCAAGAATTTGTTCATACTGTGTTAAGCAAGATTGATAATCCTTTAGTTTTTGAATTTACAAAACGCAAACCATCACAACTGGAGCGAGTGAAACTTTTAAACTCCCTAAAAGAAGTAGACGCCAATATTGACAATTGGGATATTAAAGACATTGTAGGAAAAAAGCAGGCTATTATTTATGGTCGTGCTATTTATTCTTATTATGCAGACTCGGTAAACAAAAAATACAAATCACATCTTGAAACTATAGATGTTTATGATTTTTTAATTGACCCGAGTGCAGGTGGAATTGATATTGAAAACGCCAGATACCTTGGGGATTATTCAGTTGTTTTGAGTGCTAAAGATTTGAAAACTGGAGCTAAACAAGGAATTTATAACAAAGAAACAGTAAGACAGTTATTGGAAGGAGGTGGAAACAATGATGATAGTTCCCAAGAGGAAACCAATAAGATGTCCAGGAGTTATGACCAGCTAACCATTGGCAAAAAAGAAATTAAGGATGTGAATAAATATAAGTTTTGGCGTTGGTTCACAACTTTTTCTGAAGACGGGGAAAGATATTATTTGTTAATGGACAATAGCGGAGCAACCTTATTGTGTGAGAAGTTAACGGATATTTTTTCCGCAACTGATGAGTTCGCTGATGGTGCTTGGCCATATTGGAGCTGGGCTTCGTTTATGGATTTAACAGAATTTTGGACACCTAGCTTTTGTGACTACGCAAGAGAAATCTTTATGGCCCAAAACGTGTCCATTAACCAGATGTTAGATAATGCTGAAGCTATCAACAAACCACAACGAATTGTTAACGTAAAAGCTATTGAGGACCAGACAAAACTTAAATACCGCCGTGACGGGATTATTCCTGTTAAAGGTGATTTTGATATTAACAAAGTATATCAGACAATTGTTGTGCCTAATATTCAGACACCGGTAGACGTGTTTAATATTCTTGAGGGCATCCAACAAAAAAGCTCTGGCGTGACTGACCAGGTTGCAGGTGTAGCAGATACAGACGGCCGCGCGACTATCTATGAGGGCAATCAACAAGCAGTAGCGGATAGATTCGGATTGTTGAATAAATCTTATGCGTTCGGATATAAACGATTTGCTAAACTTTATGTTAATGGAGTAAAAGACCATTTAATTTCTAAAATTGCCGTGGATATGGTAGGCCCGAATGGTGTAGAGATTATTGATGTTAATAGAAAGAATATTTTTTACAAAGATGATGAGTTCGGAATTGTAGTGAAAGCGTCAAACGCTGATCAAATGGTGTCTTCGAAAGACAAAATGAACAAACTGACTTTTCTTGAAGCCCAAGCAGGCAACCAGCTTATTAACCAAAAGAAAAACATTGAAAAACAAGCAGAGATTATCGGATTTGATGCAGATGAAATCAAGCAGTTATTGGATGTTAACCTTTATGGCAACGACAAACTGATGAGCGAGTGTGATAGAGATTTGGAACGCTTATTAAATCTTGAAGACGTTAAACCAAACGAAATCGCCAATAACGCCTATAAACAGAAAATGGTTGACTATTTACAAGACAAAAAAGAAAACATTTCGATGAAACAGTTTGAACACATTGCTCAATACATTGAAAAACTTGAAGACGTTATCATCCGCAATGAAGCCAAAAAGCTAGAAAGGGAAAAAACAGATATGATTAGCCAAGGCGGAATGCCTGAGGGAATGGAAGCAATGTTAGGCGGAAATCCTGGTGAAGCACCTGGAACGCCATCAGAAGCCCAAAATGAAGCTGTAGCAAACGAAAGTCTTCCATTCAATACAACCAATAAGCAAAGAAAAATGAACGTTGATTTAGGGCAAGAAATTAAATAAATAAAAAACATTATGATTACTTACAAAATTTTAGAAAACAAAGAGTTAAAAGACGATGTGTTGTTTTCTCAAGCTGGTAAAGAACACGAATTTACAGCAAGCGCCGTGAAAGACAACGTTAAAGACTTGTTAAAAAAGAAAACCGAAATGGGTTCTCAAATTAAACTTGAATCCGCTAAAATTGAGAATATTGTGCATTTCAACGAATTTATTAAAGGGTTATCTGAGGAACAATGCCACGCCGTGTATATGTATCAGCAATCATTAAGTATTAAGAATATGTGTGAGCGCAAATTAGAGGAAATCAATGAGGCGTTAAAAGAAATTGATCAAGCGGTGTTAGACATTAAAGAACAGACGGGATATGAGTTGGACATTTCTTTACCACCAATTGAATTAACAGTAGAAGATTTAAAAACATTATAATGGAAGACTTAATCAAACAATTAAAGAAGTATAAAGACCTGGATATATTAGCAAGCAATGGTGGCAAGATAATTATTGATGGGATGATAAAAGATATTGTTGGATTGATTCAAAGTGTGGCAATGAATTATAAGGCGGATGAGATTGAAATAAGGGCTTCATTAGCTAAAATCAATGTCTTATTGGAACTGTGCGACACTTTAATTGGTGCAAAAAAAAGAAAAGAGCTTTTGACAAAAGAGATTGAGGAAATTAGTAAATAGTTTTTCGCTGTGTGTCTCTCTTAACAGGGGGGCATTGAGCGGTAAATTAAACCGTTTTGCCCTTGGCTGGGGTTGAAAAAAGCCGGTCCGCAAAGACTTAAAACTTGTTAAACAATATGGAAGAAAAAATTGTAGCTCCCGTGGTGGAGGATAAAGCCACAAACGCAACGACTGAAGCGAAAACTGTTGGCGAAATCTTAGACAAAAAAGACGAACCAAGAGTAGTCCCAGAGGCAAAGTTTTTAGAAATCAAAAAAGAATTAAAAGATTTAAAAAAACAAATTGAAAATGGGGCAAATAAAAAAGAAGTCGCGGCCGATTTAAAGGATTTGGCTGAAAAATACAACGTTGATGAAAGTTTCTTAAATGAGCTTTCCAATATTGTAAAAACAAAGACTGAGGCTGAATTTGAGACAAAACTAGACTCGTCATTGCAACCTTACAAGGAAAAAGAGAAAGAGGAGAAAATCAATTCCGCTTTTGAAAAACATTTTTCCCAAGCTATGGAAGCTATGCCAGAGTTCAAAGATGTCATCAACAAAGAAGTCATTAAGTCTTTATCCTTACAACCGCAAAACGCCTCTAAGACGTTTGCGCAAATCATTGAGGACGCTTATGGTCAGACCTTAAAAGGTAAACGAAGTATTGATCATTCAAACCAAGGAAATAATCGTGTCACAAACGAAATTGACTTGGATAAAGCCCGAAAAGATACAACGTATTTTAATTCGGTAATGAAAGATAGTGCTTCCAAGAAAGAATATAATAAGGATATGATGAATAGGTTGTCGTCAATGTTATAAATAAATTAAAAAAAATTTTATGGCTTTGACAGATTTTAAACCGCAGTTCGATAACGCTTATAGCGAAATCTTCCAAAAAGTCCTGGTGTCTAAAAAAATTGCGAATTTCCGCTTTGAACCTACTTTGAAATTCGGTGAAAGTGTGGAACGTGTCGCTTTCAATATTGATGGCGTAGTTGTTCGCAGTGTGGTTCGTGGTAGTGCCTCTACTATTGATACTATCACTGATAGTTCTGAATTATTAACTGTAAATTATGAAAAAGAAGCTGTTTTCCACATTTCTGATGGCGAAGTGAAACAAGCTGGTCCTTTGAATCCAGGCGAGGTTATTGGTGGTCAAGTGGCTATCAAAGTCGCTGTTGATTTTGACGCTAATGTGTTGGCTGAAGTTTTGAATGCTGGTAATACTTTTGATACTGGCGATTTAACTACTTTAGCTTCCACTGGCGTGCCTTTCGCTTTGGACTCTACGTATATTCCTTTGATGATTACTCGTGGTCCTGCGAAATTGCGTAAAAACAATCAATCTTTAACAAATTTAGCTTTAATCATTGACTCTTATGGAGCCGCTGCTATTGAAGGCTTCTTATTGTCTAAAGATTGGGATATTGCTGGTGCTACTTTCGCCAACGGCTATGCTGGTAAAATCAATATGGCTGAAGTGTATGTTTCCGAAAACTTAACCGCTACTGCTAAATTGACTGCTGCCGATGTGTTTGTTGATACCCAAACCGTGATTATCAATGGTGTCACTTTCACTTCTATGAATGCTTTGACTCCTTTAGCTGGTGAATTCGTGATTGGTGCGAACAAGGAAGCTTCTTTAGCTAATTTAGCTACTTTGATTAACGCTCCTGGAACTACTACTGCTACTGGTGTCGCTTTGAGTGCCGCTGATCAATTGGTTATGGCTGGTTTCTCTGCCACTGTGGCTTTGGCTGTTTTAACCTTAAAGGGTGTCGGTAAAGGACGTTTAACTTTGAGCGAAACTCAAACCAACGTGTCTTGGGGTTCATCTTGTGTGCACGCTTACTATGGTAAAAAAGGTGCTATTGACGTTGTTATGCAAGATGTTAAGGAAGTTGATATGCGTATTACCGCTGATAGACGTGGAACAAACGTGTTCTCCAGTTGTTTAGGTGGTATTAAGACTTTCGCTGATGGTGCTAAAAAGTTCTTAGACGTGTTGGTTTCTGCCTAGTTTTAACTAATCGTGGGCTTGGTGGTCTAGAACACTAGGCCCACAAAACAAAAATATTATGCAATATGATTCCGCATTACCTGGTATTCTCATCCAGGAAACAAATTCAAGTGGTTTAATCACACTTTGTCAGAGTTCTGGCAATTTTGATACAACTGCTTCACGATTCGCTATTGGTTGTATCTTAGTTGATACTACTTCGGGTAAATCTTATTCTAATAGAGGAACAGTGGCTGTGCCGTCTTGGAACTCAACCTCCGACACGACATATTCCGAACGAAGCTCTATTGCAACTGCGACTGCTACTGATGACGGTTTGACTACTGGTTTAATTGCTAGTGGAACAACTTTCGCCACTATTACTTCTGCTGGTGCTACAAAAGCCGTGACTTTACCTGCGATTACTTCTGCTGGTATTGGTCAATCTGTTGATTTATATGTTGGTGCTAACGGTTATGAATTATTAACTCCTGCGACAAGTGGGAATACAATCAATACCGTTGATTCTGACGGCACAAATCAATTAGATGTTGCTGCTAATACTTTATTGCGATGTATTCAAGTTTCAGCTACTGGCTGGGCTTGTTATCAAGTCGCCGCTACAACTATTACTGTTGTTGCTCCAGATAACGACTAGTGAATTTACCCTGCCCCTTTATAGGGGCGGTGATAAGACTCATTATTCAAAAATATATGACAGGAACAGAATTATTGGCAAAATTTGGGCTTTACATTGATGACACAAGCGAGCTTTCAACGGCGGAAAGTTTAGGTGTTCTCAATAAGGCTTATTACAAGGTTTTAAATAACAGACCTTGGGAATTTCTTAAAAAGGAATGGTCCACGGTGACAACTGGCGCTAATTATTTAGCTTTGCCCACTGATTTTAATTATTTTATTGAAAACGGATATTATACCGATAATTCAGCTGGAACAGACGCAAATTCAGCCCCAAAATATATCTGGGTTGGAAGCACAAAATACAAACTGATCAACTGGTCAGATAGAAAACAATACGAAAACGCTGGTGGATACGCTTATGTTGATATTGTGAACTCAAAATTATATTTTACAGTTGCCCCAACTTCAGGATTAACCGTAAAAGCTGATTATATTTATCAACCAGTAGCTGTGACAGCGAGCACATCTCCTGTTATTCCAGAACGATTTCAGGATGCTATTGTGCACTATATGCTTGTTGACGGTTTTATTATTCAGTTATTTCCTAAAGCGAAATCTTATATGAAAGAAAACTTTGAATTAGCTGAAAGCATTATGGCTGATTTGGCTTATTATAATTCAAATCTTATTAACTATTAGATATGGATAATAAAATTAAAGCCTTCACAAAAGGGGTTCACAATAAAATTGAAAACGAAGACATTCCGCAAGATTCAGCGCAAGACTCTAAAAATTTTATTACCCGTGACGGCGAAATTGTTTTAGTCGGTGGCAGGATTGAAGTTGACGCTCAAGGTGCTGTTGGAAATATCACTGGACATCATCTCGGATACAAAGTTGACGGCACAACGGTGCAATATGCAAAATTCGGAACCGTTATCAAATATCTTGATTCTAATAATCAATGGCAAGACTGTATTACAGGCCTTGAAACTGATGAAGACTATTCGTTCGCTAATTATAGCTCATTAGCTGGTGCTTTTACTTTTGTTAATGGAAAAAGTGCATTTTATAAAATTATTAACGCTTGTCCTGCTAGTCCAGTGAATATTTATGATTCAGCAAAGAATTATTACGGTCGGATTATTATTGACCGTGGTAGAATGCTTTTGTGGAATCGTGAAAAAGACAAAACTGGTTTGTATGGCTCAAAAATTGACCCCCAGGATTCAAATGTTTACACCACTGTCACAAACGAAGCCATTGGAGCTTTAGGCTCTAAAAATTATTCAGGAACTTTGGCTTTCAAAGCTGGTGGAAGTGCAAGAAGCTGTTTTGGTGTGGTGATTGACGCTCAGTGGGGTGGTGGTCCAGGAATTGAAACGTTTACTGATAACTATTTAGGTGTTTTAACCTCTAATAGGGGCGGAACCGGCACAATCAACTATTCAACGGGTGCTTACAGTGTTTCTTTCGCTGAAACTACTACTGGAGCTGTGACGGCTGATTATCAATGGGAAAATTCAACCGTTAAAGGAATTGCTGATTTTACTTATTCCGCAACCCGTTTAGCTGGGGAAGGCTTTCAGTTCCCGCAAGACGAAGGCGGTGACGCTATTCTTAATGTTCTTATTGGTTTGGACGGCACTTATTATTCAATGAAAAGTAAAAGTGCATACTCTTTAACTTTGGATGACGACGATGCCGGTGGAACGAATTTAGTTTATAGAAAAGATATGGGGTTATTGAGTTGGCGTGGTGCTATTTCGACTAACCAAGGAATAGTTTTTATAAATTCCGCTAATCCTGGTGACCCACAAATGGTCATCCTGAAAAAGGATAAAATCGGGATTGATACCGTGCCTTATGATATTTTTACACATTTTGATTTTAGCAAATATAATTTCGACGATTGTTATATTGGAAGTTTTGATCGTTGGATATTGGTATTTTGCAAAAGCTCAGGAGAAAGTGCTAATGACACCATTTTAATGTGCGACCTGAAGACAAATATTATTGATATTATCGAATATACAGGCAGAACAAGCGTGCAGGACGGTGGTGTTTTGTATATTGGTGATTCTATTACTCAGACTGTATACAATACTTTCTCGGGATTTGACGATTTGGGATTATCAATTCAAAATTATTGGATTTCAAAAACAGATACTTTCAATACTGATGAGCTAAAAAAGGTTCGTAGATTAAGACTGAAAGGAAAAATCGACCCTGACCAGAAAATTAAAGTTTATATTTCTTATGACGGCCAAGATTTTGAACACGTTGGAACGATTGTTGGTAGTGCTGATTACGTAAATTATACAGCAAGTGAAACTATTGGCGGAAATTTTATTGGTGAAGACCAGATTGGTGGAGACGATATAACAAATATTTATCCATTTTATTGTGAAATTAAAATTAAGACTCCGAAATTCAGAAGCCGTGCGATTAAATTTGAAGCAACAGAAATAGGATATTTTTCACTGGAACTTTTAACAGATTGGGATATATTACAATTTGAAGATAGAATACCAAAGATTTACAGACAAAAACAAAACGTGTCTTTGGATGGTGAAACAACTAATAACTAAAAAAATATTATGACAACGAAGCTAGGAACAATAATTGCTGATTTCAAAACCGCTTTAGCGACAAAACTTTCAGCTGGTGGGAACTCTTGCTCATTACAGTCTATTACTGATGATGACGGGGTGACAATTCCTAATGGAACTTACTTTTTCACTATTGATGGTGACAATGCACAAAAAGAACACATTGTGGCAACTTTAACCGGCGTGAACTTGACAGCTATTAAGAGCGTTTCAAGGCAGGGTGTGCAAACTGCTAATGCCGTGCGAGAACATCGCATTGGAGCGAGTGTGTCTATTACGAATTTCGCTCATATTAAATATTTGAACGATTTAATGGATGGCACTACTGATTGGAACGCTTCTGTGCCAATCAAGTATGACGCCCAACCAGTATTAACTTTGGACGATGAATTGGCCACTGTAAAATACGTAAACGACACCGCAATTGCTGGTGGGGCTCACGCTTCAACTACAACTGAGGGTATTTCATTTCTGACTGTTGATCCCGTTGACCCTGTAATTCCTATTGCTATTGGAGACAACGACGGTCGTATTCCTACAACCGATGAAAAAGACGCTTTGGCTGGAACCTCTGGAACTCCAAGCAATACTAATAAATTTGTGACCGCTGATGATGTTGATAGTGCAAAGACTGCTAATAAGATTGCACGCCGTGACGCTAATGGAGATGTGTTGGTGGCAACAACTCCAAGCACTGCTGATTCCGCTGCAAGCAAGGATTATGTTGATACTGCTTTAGCGTTAAAACCCAATCTTACTCAGGTTGTAGGTGTCGATACTGGGGCAACATATTACAATTATGTTATTCCTTTTTGTGGAGATGCTGCTGCTACTGTTGTCGGTTGGGGAAAGGGGACTGCTGGTTCAATCAAAGCGGTTGCAAGTGGATATGGTCTTGGAGGTTTAACACAGGTTGATGTCTCAACGACTGCGACTGATTATATTTATACTGGTTTTGGATTCGCTAAAACAGCAGGAACAGGAAGGAATTTTAAAATTAAATTTGTTGGATTGTTTACTGATGGGGCCAATGCGAACACCTTTGCTTTCAGTATTGGCGGTGCTATTGGGGCGGTGAATAATACTTTAAGTCTAATGTATAATCATTCAACACAAAAAATGGAGTTTTATACTAAGGCGGCAGGCTCGTCAACGGTGACGGATTTATCTGCAAACGTATCACCGGGAACTATTTATTTGTTTGAAATTGAATATAATTATAATGCTTCCGTTATTCTAAAGGTTAATGGAACAACCCGTGCAACCCACGACACAGTAGCGAATATCCCTGCCATTACAACTGTTTCTAATATATTTGTAGGGAGATCTACTGGGACTACTTCCGGCACTACCATTGGTGCTTTCTCCCCAATTACAGTCTCTTACCAAATAGTATAATTAAATAAAAAACATATATATGGACCCAAACTATTCAACTGGAGCGAGTGGGTATACCGCTGACAGCGAAGAAGTAAAACAAGAAATAGCCAAATATCCTGGACTTTCTGTTGATGCTGCTATTGGAAATCTGGAAATGAGAAAACCAACCCCAGCGTCTCCAACACCTCAAACAGAAACTCCACAATATTCAACCACTGACCAGACATCACAGACTAGCCAAACTGGTCAAACTATGAATGATATTTACGGCAATTTAGTTTATGAAAGTCCTGAACAAAAGGCGTATAGATTAGAATTGGAGCGTCAAGGTGAAGCGTCTAAATTAGCTTCACAAGGAACATTTTCTGAAGACGAAATCCGAGCCAACGTGACATCAAAGTTCCAGGCGGAAATTGATGCGATGAACCGTTTATATGCTGAAAAACGCCGTATTGCTGAGGAACAAATTAAAGGCAGGGAAGGCTCAAATACCGCTATTCAAGGAAGACGTGGTATGATTGGCTCAACTATGGGCGTGACACAAAAAGACAAACTAGCCACTTTGGGAAAACAAGAAATCGGAGCAATCGAAGCAGAAAGGTCTGCGGCTATCAGCGCAATTATGATGGAAATCGAAAACAAGGCAGCCGCTCAACTTGCGGAAAAAACTGCCGCCGCTAAACAAGGTGCAACCGAATATCTTTCTTATTTGCAAAATGCCGCCAAAACTAAAGCTGAACAAATTCAAGAAGTAGCAAGACGTGCTGCCTTGACTGGTGAATTATCAGATAATGAGATGACACAAATGGCACAGGCTTTAGGAATTGATTTGCAACAATTCAAACAAATTTATAAAGAACAACAATTAGCCAACACTCCAACAGCGGGCAAACCTTTAACCGAAAAGATTGGTGACCAATTGTACCAATATGATTCTCAAACTGGAGCGTGGACAAAAGTTGCCGGAGAACAAGGTATGAGCGAATTAGAATTATACCAGGCTAAAAAAGCCATTGACGCTCAATATGCTAAAGGTGAATTAAGCGAATTAGAATTATATCAAGCTAAAGCCGCTATTGATAATCAATACAAGACTGAGCAATTGAATTTAACCAATACACAGAAAGAAAAGGAAACGATTAGTGTTGGTGATTTAAAGCAGGCAGAGTTTGATGCGTATAATTATTACAGTAGAATGAACCAGTCAAATCAAACAATTAACTCAACAGAGGGTGTTGGTGCTGATAAGTGGGGATATATTCAAGGAAATAAATGGTTTCCAAATGTTTTGCAAAGTTCAGAAAGACAGCAAATGGAACAAGCACAACGCGATTTTGTTAACGCAATTCTGAGACGTGAATCTGGAGCCGCTATCGCTGATTCGGAATTTGAAAGTGCTTCAAAGCAATATTTTCCCCAACCAGGTGACAGTGTAGAAACTATCGCACAAAAAAGAGCAAACAGGGAGACATCAATTAAGAATATTGGCTTTCAGGCGCAACGTGCAATAGATGTTTTTGAGGGAAACCAAACTGACCAAAAAACCGAAACATCACTGAAGACCATCTATGAATCAGACCCAAATAATGCTAAAATTATTGATACCCTATACGAAAATCCAAAATACGAGAATTATACTGAAAACGAAATGGTAGAACTATACAACGCCATAAAGGGAATTAGTTTTAATAACGTTGGTGGCGACACAGAATCAGCCACAAAGGTCGCTGCTATAACGAGCAAAATTCCAGCAGGAACGAAGTATTCCAGCGGATATGACGGTGAATGCGGATACTGGTCACGAAAAATTGTAGATTATCCAAGTGGAACTGGTGATACTTTATCTGCTAAAAAAGCATATCTTGCAAAAAATGGCATTGATAGAAATACCTGGCAATCTCAAGGCGTAAAAGTTGGCGATGTTATCATTACTGATGAGAGCAAGCAATATGGTCACGTTGTGGTGGTAAATTCAATTAACCCTGACGGCACAGTGACCGTTTCTGAGAGTAATTTTAGAGGACCTTATGTAGTGAGCCACGACCGGAAAATTCCAATCACATCATCTCGTATTCAGGGTGTAGTAAGAGGGAAACTAAAAAATTTAGCTTAAAATTATGTTGTCAAAAATCGAACAATTAGCAGTAGAATTAGCAAGGGAGATTTTGCAAACTGGCCCAAGGGAAGTTTTAAAAATCAAACTTCCACCAGAGGTAATCGAGCCCTTACAGGATTTAATTTCTATCCCTGAAACCTTGCCACAAAATCAGGTGCAAGAAGAAAAGCCATACTGGGAAAAAGGCATTCCTTATCAATCTCCATTAACAAATAAAAATCAATAATATGGCATTATCACAACAAGATATTGACGAGGCGAGAAAACTTCTTGAAAGTAAGGGATTATTGCAACCTCAAACTTCAACGACTAGCATTCCGACTGGTCAAACAAATAAAGATAAATTTTATGCCTCTCTGAAACAGCCTGTTCAAGAAGCACCGCAATCAGTTGGCGTTATTACAGAAAAAAAAGAACCTGGGCTTTTTAGCGGAGCAATGAAAGATACAAAAATAGAAGCTCCAAAAGAAGCCAGTATTGTTGGGAAAGGAGCAGCCGCTATATCCAATGTTGTGACTGAACCGTTCAGGCAAGGGGCAAAGCTTGCTGATATGATGACCAGCGGAATCCAAACTTTTGGAAAAGACATTGGTGAGGGATTAGCAACTTTGACACCGTCTTATAAGGGGGCGGTTGAATCAACAGAGCGTTTGCAGGACTTGCGACAAAAATTAGCAGATAAAATTATTGAACTTGGGAAAGAGGGAAAAGATACTTCTCAATTAAAAAAGGTTTACGATCAGGTGAAAGATTCTGGATACGATCCGGTTAAAGCTATACCAGTATTAGAAAAAAGCACTGCACAATTATCCGGTGACGCTTTACAAGCGTGGACTGATATTGGCACGATGTTCTTGCCTGGCTCGGGAAAAGGTATGACAACTTTATCAAAACTATTTAAGGGAACTGGAACACAAATGGCAATTTCTGGAACTCAAGAACTTGGACGTTCTTTATCCGAAGGACAAACTGATATTGGCGATATTGCAAAAGACGTTGGAGTTTCCGCTGCTATTGGTGGGGCTTTGAATGTCGGATTTAATTCTATTTCTGAATTTGCTGCACCTTGGTTAAAAAATAAATTCTCACCAAAGGTTAAAAAAGATTCTGATTTGTTGGCTTCAAGAATTATCGACGCTAAAGGCGACCCTAAAAAAATAAGACAGGTCGGGCAGACATTGGATATTATTGATACAAAAGGAATAAAAACAACCGACGATTTATATCGTGTTGTTGATGACAAGGTTAGTGTTTTGGGAAATACTCAAGATGATATTTTATTGCAGAATAAAAAGCTTTATACTCCAGCAGATTTTTCCATTAAGACCAAAGTAGGAAAAAAGGAAATCGTTGAAAACCCAGTGGAAAATGCCTTTGATAGTTTAGCAAAAATCTATGAAGATAAAGGACAAAAAGTCGAAGCGGCTAAAATATTACAAGCCAAAGAAGATTTTATAACAAATGGGATAAATCTTAAAGACACAAACGACCTTGCTCGTGTTCTTGGCGTTGAAGCGAAAAGCTTTAGTAAAGCTGGTGATTTGAGTTCAAGTAATTTGAAACAACAACTTGAAAACAATAGAACTCAATTAAAAACTTTAGTAAAAGAAAACGCTGATAATCCGTTGTTTGCAGAAATTGATAGTAATTTAAGTTCTTTATTAACTTCAAGAAAGTTGCTTGAAGATCAAAAAAAGAATATTCTTAAAGCTGAACGTGTTGCTAACGAACCAGGGGTTATTGGTAAGGTAGTCGGCGGAGCGGTAAAAACTGCTGACAAAGTAACTGGTGGAACAATAAGGGGAACTATGGGGGCGTTATTTCCAGCCAATTTTTCTACAAATAAATACAATGTTTTAGATTTGGAAAAAATGCTTTCAAAGAACCTAAAGAAATTCAAAGAAAAGGCCACAGCCGGATTGCCTTATAAGGCTATAGACGCAGCGCAACAAATTCCAGAACAACTAATGACACCAATAAAAAGAAAGTTAATGTCTTTGCCACTTAAAAAATAATTATGAGCTTCAAAAAACTACAAGAGCGTGAAAATTTAGGCAAAAATCCATCTTTGGTTTTGTTTGAAAGTATAGAAAAACTTATTGAGAAAGTTGATAATATTGAAACCAAAGTCAACGAAAGCAGAGAAATTCTATTAGATAAAAAAAAACTTAAAGAATTATTAACCCCTGTTTATGGTGTTGATTATTTAACAGAAAAAGAGTTGGACGCTATTATCAAATTAGCTACTCCCCAAAAAGGTGTGGCTTATTTTGATGGACAAAACGGTGAGCCTGGAAAGAATATTAAAGGCGATAAAGGAGAGCCTGGAAAAAGGGGCGAAATCGGCCCTGCACCTGATCATGAAATCAAAGGAACAAAAATAAGATTTAAATCCCAGGACGGCTGGGGTGACTGGATTGACACCAAAGGGAACGACGGCAAAGACAGTTCTTTTGAATATGAATTGATTGACAAAAAATTAAGACTGAAAATCAACGATGAATGGACTTCTTGGATTGATTTCAACGTTGAGAACGGTAAAGACGGTTATACCCCGATTAAAGGAAAAGATTATTTTGATGGAAAAGACGGCTATACTCCGATTAAGGGGAAAGATTACGATGACGGTGAAGACGGTTATACACCTGTTAAAGGAGTAAACTATTTTGACGGTGAAAAAGGAGAACAAGGAGAAGTTGGACCAGCACCCAAACACGAATGGGAAGGTTCAAAATTGCGATTTGAGCTTCCAAATGGTAAATGGGGCAAGTGGGTTGACCTTGGCACAGGAATAAATCTAGGGCGTATTTTTAACGGCCTTAAAACAATCAAAAAGGATAACGTCACCATATCTGATACCGCTTCAGTAATAAATTTTGAAAACTTAAACGTTGTCGCCAATGATACAACTAGGGTGACGGTCACTAACCCCTACACTTATCCAGCATTAACAGGCGAAGCCAACAAAAAGTTATCTGTTAAAGGTGATGAGAGCGGAGTGGAATGGACGACTGATGCTACTAACGACCTAACAGCCTATGATTTACAAAACATTTTCAAAGTCGCAACAGCTACAAGTTATATGGAGATTACAACTAAAAATGTTGATGACGACCCAACTTTGATTGAATACTGGGACACTTCTTTAAAAGGCACAAAACTTTATACCAAAGAAATTACTTATACCAGTGGGAATGTGACAAAGGTGGTTATAACCGATCTTGTATCTGGTAAAATTTTAACAAAGGATATTGTTTACGATGTCAACGGAGACTTCTTAAACAAAACCATAACTTTAACTTAATATGGCAACTTATAACGACGGTCTTAACCACTATAACGATGATGCCGCAAGAACAGCCGGTGAAGCTATTACTCTTGATTTAGGCTCAACTTATACAATCAGAACTGATACTCGGTGGCACGCTAATAGTCCTGCTTCAATGACAGGAACGCATGGTTCTTTAACTCCAACCGAAGGAACTTTTATTTGCGATGGCACAGATGTCCGCTGGTTAGCAATCACTGGTGGAAGTGGAACAAGTGCGATTGGAACAACAGTAACACAGGGTGGTGTGAGTGGATATTTTCTAGGATATTGGGCAAGCTTAACCGCCGCTCCTAGTACAACTATTGGGGCGACAGGATTTATTAAATTCAGAGAAGTGACAGGCGGAACTTTTTCAGCTGGTGCTTTAACTTTTGGAGCAGGAACAGGTGCGGCGACAGCAGGTGGTGCTGATGTAGCGGGTTGGATAGAGATTGTAGGTGACAGTGGTGCAAATATAGTTGTGCCTCGTTTAGGAAAATGGCAGACTCGTGGGGATTGGTTTTATTTAGATAATACTACTGGGGTGGTAGGGCAAGTTATCCAAACCCCAACTAATAATGGTGGAGCAGGCACACGAAGTCCTGGTATTTGGATTGAAACAGCCGTGAGTAGTGGAGAATATGAATTTCACCCAGCTATTTATCCTACAACTGACGGAAACTGGACAACAAAAGATTTAGGCAACGCTTTGGGTGAAACAGATATGAGAACAGGAGTGGTTAAAGATATAGGGGGTGGGGCTATGCAGATAGGCGAAACGCTTGATACCAACTGCACGTATGCAAGTGCGACAAGTTCAACTGGAACATATTCAACTGTGGCGTGGGTTTCAACTTATACTTGGGCTAGTGATAAGGTGACTGTATATTATTCGGGAACTCACTTATTAAAAACAGGGCATCAAGTGCATTTAGATTTCACGACTGGTGGTGCTACTGGAAGCGACGGTTTATATACTATTACTGTTTTGGATTTATGGACTTATACAGTTGATTTAGCTGGTAGCGGTGCAAGTGGAGACGTGACAGCGAGAGTAGGAACTCTTATCACTTCGGCGGCACATTCTTTGGGTGTTGGTGATAAGGTTTGGTGCAATTTCACAACTGGTGGTGGTGCAGCGGGAGAGTATACGGTTTGGGCTGTATTGGGAAGTGGAACTTGTTATATTACTTACACTCCTGCAACAACAATGACAGGGGCGGTGACTTTTGATTGGTATTACAGAATTTTTTTCCCAGGGCCGCACTATATGTGGGCAGGTAGCAGAATGTATTTGAATTATACTAGCGGTGCAGGGACTGACGGTTTAGCGACCGCTTTAAGTCCTACAACCACCATTCAAGCAGGGGGAAGTGCTTCAACTTATACTTGGGCGGCGAATGTGGTCACAATCACTTTGGCTTCACACGGTCACGCTGTTGGTGATGCTGTTTATTTGGATTTCACTACCGGTGGAGCGACCGCTGACGGTGTTTATACTGTTGCAAGCGTGACTTCAACTTCAATTTATACAGTGGCTTTGGCTGGTTCTGGCACAGCAGGTGCGGTGACTGTATACGCAGCGAGTTTAAGAATTAACGCTCATAACTCAGGCTCAGCTGACAGCGGAAATGTGACCGTTCAAAGAGTTATCGGACACGTGCCAGTTAGTGGATTAAGAACACGTATTTCTAATGTGATTATGAGAGAAGCGGCGACTGCTTCAAGGGCTGCGAATATGGTTAACGCCACGGTAGCTTCACGCCCAGAATTTGGATTTACAACTGGTGGAGCTTATGACGCAGAATATGAATATTCAACTTGGTATCTAACTGTTCAGCAGGCGTTTAGTTTTATTACAAAACATTCAGCTTATCTTGATCGGTTGTATCTGGAAAAAATCGCTTCATATTTAACTTGTGAAGACGGTGGTGTTGGAACTAATCTTGGTGTGGCTATGAATAATTTTTATATGACTTCCAATACTGAGGGTGGTTTAATTAAAGATTGGAAATCTATCAGGGGCGGTTCTACTATCACAGCACATTCAGCTAATGTGACTTTTTGTAATGATTTTGTTTTTGATAATGTGACTTTCTCAAATATCAATAGAACAAGGTCATCAGGATATATTTTGTATGGGTATTATGATAATTATTGTACTTATACTAATTGTAAGTTTCAAAATGGTTATCCAGTAGTAGCTTCAAACACTTATTTAACAGTTAATAATATGGATTTTTGCCATTGTTTAACTGGTTATACTAACTCAATGTTTGCTAGTTATGGGGCTTATGCTTCAGCTAATGTCAATACGGTGTATGACGGTATGACGTTTGGTTTAAACGGAACTATTCCTAATGTTGGGCCATTAACCTATTTAACGGTTGCTAGTGGTTGTACAAACGCAGTATTCAAAAACTTTGGAACAAAAGCTAATCCACTTGTCCCAAATTCTTTCCGCCAAAACTATTACGGATGTGGTGGTATTTATTCTTTATCAGGAAATAATTTGAATGTTAAGTTTCAAAGAATTTATCTTGACCAAGTAAAAACTATTGGTATTCCACAAATCAACTCTGATAAGAATTTCACCTATGAGCATATCTATACTGGCGATTATCAGACAGCGACCTTTGCTAACCAAGCACAGGTTATTGGAACAATTAACGCCAACGCCAAAGGGTGTAGGGTTGGTTATCACAGCACAGCTGGGCAAGCTTCAATTTATGGAACACATTTTAATGATTATTTCTATGGCACGAATTGGGGCGGTTTAGTGTTAAACTTTAATGAGCCGACAGGGGTGACCGTTGGGCAATATACCGCAGTCGCAGGAACTCCAAAATTCAATTCTGCTGGTGGTCTTTTAATGGCGAAAGTTGGTGACCAGGTTATAATTGAAGACAGTGTTTTCCGTTTAGGACATACAGGATTCAAAAACCTTGCTCCGACGATGAGCGGTGGAACCATTGGAAACTATACTTTGGAATATGACATTGATATTGGTGCTGGGTATTCTGGAAGTTGGACTGCTTTAACTGGTGCTAATTTATCCGCTATTACTGTTAATCCTGCTATTGGATTCAAAATTAAATACCGTATTACTACTGGCACAGCCAATACCACTGCGATGACTTATTTGCTTGTTAATACAACTTCAACAGCAACCGCACAAGACAATCTTTATCCTTTGAATTATTATGATATTGGATTGACAGGCTTACAAAGTGGAACAAAAGTAGCGTTCGTGGCGACCGGAACTGAAACTTTATTGCAACCAGTTCAGACAGCGGTGTTGGGAGCTGTAAGTTATAACTTTCCAGACACTTTGGTTGGTAGTGGGATTGATATTATTATCTTAAAACCTGGTTATCAGTATTTGAAAGTCACAAATTATATTTTGACCGCCACTAATGTATCTTTGCCTATCTCACAGCAAACGGATTATGGTTATGATGTGGCGAAAACAGCTGATGTGACCTTTAATGGTTCTACAAAGCTTATTACTGTTGATACTGGGATTACTACTATTGATGTTATTGGTGTTTATAATGAATGGTTGGCGTGGGCAATGACAGGCGAGAATTTAGGATATTTACAAGCTTTCGCTGAAGTAGGTGGAAATGATATTGACCCTAGTGCTGGAACGACTATCCCTGTTTATGCTTTTCTTTCAAATTCGTGGCAAATTAAACCTGATGAAGCTAATCATAATTTGAGCGTGACTGGTGGTGTAGTTTTGGTGAGTGGTGGCGGTGACCCTTTTGCGAATACGACCGGTGCTTATACTGTTAGAATCAACTACCAAAATCCAGTTAATGCTATTGGTGTAGCGGCTTCCACCACAATTACTCCTGCCGATGTCGCAGATGCAGTTTGGGATTCCGCAACCACAGGACACGAAACCGCAGGAACGTTCGGACAAAAGGTCAGCAAGAAGTTAGCCACTAAAAACGACCTACAAATCTAACTTGTTAGCCACTATTAAAAGTGGTATAATTAAAATATAAAAACATAAATTCATCTATGCCTGATATTCAAACATTACAACTCTTAACAGCACTTGGAACGTTAATTGGAATGGTATTCGTAGTGTATAAAAATGTCAGGCAACCTGGTGAAACTTCAAGCCAACGCCTGGATAGATTAGAAACAGGGTGCGAATTAAAACATCGTGTGATTGATGAAAATTTAATCTTGATCAAAGAAAACCATTTGCGACACATTGAAGCTGATATTTCCGAACTTAAACAAGGTCAAGTTAAAATATTAACGATATTAGAGGAAAGGGAACGCTAAAAAACTAAAACTCTTTTATGCCAGGATTTATTGAAAAACAAAAATATAATGATTGGGTTTGGGGTGGTTTAGGTGCGAACACTTCTTTTGTGGTTAACAGTGGCGGGCAATGGTTAGATTATCTTCCGGTTATGGAAAACCAAAATTCTTGTGGCTGGGAAACTTACCTTTGCACTTCATTTTCAACGCTTAACTGTATGGAAATTATCCACAAGTTTTTAACAGGAAATGAAATAAACTGGTCGGATAGATTTAACGGCGTATTAAGTGGCACAGTGCCTTATGGTGGAAATTCCTTGCAAGCAGTGGCTGACAATATTATTAAGAACGGTTTGGTTTTAGAAAGCGAATGTCCTTTAATTCCTAATCAAGCGGAGTTTTATCAGATAAGCAATGAAACTAAAAAGAAAGGTTTGGAGTGGCTAGATAAATACGCTTTGAATTACTGGACTGTAAGGCCTGAAAGGGAAACATATCAGCTAGATATTATGAAAGCGTTGGAATATAGCCCTTTGGCGGTAGGTGTAGCTTATGCTGACGGTGACGGTATTCTTGATCCAAAGGCAAGCCAAAATCATTTAGTTGCTTTGGTAGGATATAAGAAAGGAAGCTATTGGATAGTTATGGATTCTTTCTCTCGGAAAACTAAAAAATATCATTGGGATTATAAGTTTGGGGGAATTTATCTATATAAATTAACTATTAAAGAAACAGATATGTTAATAGTAAAAGAAAACGAAATTTATCATTTAGTGGAAGGCCCGGAACAACGCCTAGCAATCGGAATTGATGGAAGCCTATTCATTGGGGATAAAGGTCAGGAATTTATGGTGGTATTGCAAGCTAGTGGTCGCAAGAATGTAAAGTTGGGAGAAATTAAGCCCATACAGGTTAATCTAGCAGATTGGGAAAGTGTAAATCATTACAACCTAAAAGGAGAGCGAATCTAGTATGCATTTTAAACTGAAAGAGAACAAGTTATTCTCGGTTATGGTTCTCTTGACTGCATTAGTCTTTATTTTAATTCCCTATAATGTAAAATCTATGACACCAACACGCCGAACTAAGTGCAGAATTTACAGCAGAATTGTCGGGTATTATTCTAGCACGGACGGCTGGAATTTAGGAAAAAAAGCAGAGTGGGAGGCACGTGTTCCATTCTCTTTTCCCACTGACGAAGTGCTAAAAAATAACGACAACCAAAATGAGTGAAAAACCTAAAATGTATGTTATCAAAAAGTTTATTATGGCCAAAAACTGCAAGGACGCCATAAAAAAAGATAAAACAACCGAACCACATGATTGTTTCGTTGATTCTGCGTGGGCAGATAGCAACAATAACCTGGCGGAGGCTATTGGGTTTGAAATTTATAAATAATGAGAATAAATATGAGTAACGAAACAAAAGATTTATTAAAAAGTGAGCTTTTGAGTTTTGGAATTACAATCTTGGCGACGTTTTTTCTAGCTGTTTCCGCTGCGATTGGAACTGATGCTGAAATTCAATTTACATTAGCTTTTTGGGGCGGTGTTTTATTAGCTGGTATGCGGGCTTGCATTAAAGCCATTGCTAGTGGGTTGCCTATCCTACTTATGGCGATCAAAGAGTGGGTTGACAATAGCAAATAGTTTGGTTGACAATTGATACACTGGGGGTTTATACCCCTAGAAATCAGTTCTTTACCAAAGGAGGATAAAATGAAACGCTATCATTGTTTAGGGTTCTTGGTTAAAAATGGACGTTGTAAAGTTGCCTGCTATGATGTAGTGAAAAACAAGGTTGAAGTTATCCCGTCGCTTGACTGGAATGCTATCAAAGATGAGCTTTGCACTTCTCTTGAAGCCGAAAGCCTTGTCGCTAGTTGGAAAGATAATGCCGAATTTGCCTGGAGTGACTTGTCAAAACTCAGCCGTGTGGCAGAATTGAGGCGAATAGATGATTAGACGCTATCACAAAATCGGAAGACTTTCTGGAAAGCTGAAAAGCTTTGTCGTAGCCTATGATATTATTCACCGTGAAGAGTTCTTGTGTTCAGACAAGGAGTGGCAAAATATGTGTCTGACACAATGCACTCGTGATGAAGAACAACTTCTCTCCGCCAGGTGGTGGGAAAAGAGGACAAAATGAAAAAATATCTACTGGTTCAAGTCTACAACTGCGACAAACGACGTCGTATGATGTATCAGGTCCAGGACTCTATCACTGGTGAATACTTCCATATCACCGAGGAAGAGTGGGAAGTCAAACGTGACGAAACTTATTCCTATGATCAAGTGGAAGTTTTCAGGGCGGAACTCAAAGCCAGGACTTATATCCAGGTGATTGAGGAAAGCCACGCCAAAACTCGGAAAGGGAGGCGCAAATGACATATCGTTTCGTGCTGGAAAGCGTTCATCCTGGTATGGTTCACGTCAAAGACCTTTTACTTGACTGCACCTGGGTTCTTTCACTTCAAATGTGGTTTTGTGTTAACAGCACTGTTATCGGTGCTGAAAATAACGCTGAAATCACCGAAGCGTTGTATTCCAATGCTGTTAATTGTATTGTCAGGGGCTAGTATTGACTGGCCCTTTTTTATTTAGTATAATTATTTTGTTGTTGTTTGCGTTTCGTTTTTAAAATAGGTGAATAGAATAACGGTAAGTTCGGTGGTCTCCAAAACCGCAGGCGTGGGTTCAATTCCTGCTTCACTTGCCCAAATCCAGTGTATACGGCTCGGTTCATCCGAGTTTGTGCTGGTCAGCCCCACGACTGCAATTCGTGACAAATCGAGAGAGCTCTCACAAAACTCCACCTTTATGGTGGTTTTTTGTTTGACAGCAACCATTCTTTTTGCTATCATAAAAATACCTTTGATGTTTTTTCATACGCAAACAGTCCCTAGAAATAGGGGCTTTTTGTTTTCTTGACTTTATTCTTAAATGTGCTATACTTATTTTAGGTTAATCTCGGTGGTGCGTGAAAGTATAGGTTGCTTGTCGTTTATTCGGCACATTAAAAGGACTGAAAGCTTCACGCTCACTTGGAAACCTTATTACACAGGGGGTGAGAGCCAAA